TGCACCTACGTCCGCATCAAAACGCCAACTACGCTTAAGGAATTGCACCTCAGCGATGTTAACGATAGGAACGGACGCGCTCTCGGTGGCCGCCATTGTGTACTCAACACCCAGAGCGGCCAACTGCTCTTGGATGCCCGTGTGGCCAAACCACTCGCACTCTCGCGAAACTCCCATGATGTTATCATCCCCGTACGTGAAGAGGTGAACGTTCTTCTTGAACGTAACACATTCATGTTCAGGATTGAGTACAACATAGCAGTAACGCATGTAGAGACTGTTGACGAGCGAGTTCACCACAACGGTGAGTGGGTGACCCGAAGGATTTGTCCCGAAGAACTCGACAAGGTCACCATTGAAGTTGACCAACGGGAACGCCGTGTCTTCTCCGATGCACATGATCTCACGCACTTCTTCAGCTGTGAAACCGGCTGCTTCGTAGACATTGGCGATGATGCGGAACGCTGAAAGGACGAAGTCCGAAATCATCCGCTTGTCGAACTTCCCGTAGTCACCAGCCACGATTCTGTCGTCACCAAACGCTGTCAGGTATTCGTGGATCTCTCCCCACTCCTTACTCTGACACGCTGTGCCTGGTCCAGCCTCAAACACGTACTTGTTCTTTTGTAGCACGCGAACGAAAGCTAGTAGACGAGATCGGACGACCAGTGACCAGTCGATTGGCGCTCCTGTGAACACTCGGGTCTTTTTGGCTTCGATCTTGGCCAGTGTTGTCGGCTCATCCTTCAAGTGAGCAGTGAAGACCGGAAATGCTCTTTCGCCTCTTGCGTAGCGCTGTTCGATCTCAGCAACTCTCTCCCACACTTCATCTGTGAATGTAACCCCCTCTGGGTACTCATCACTCACATCCATGCGGAGATGCCGCTTCTTGCTCTCGTTCCAAGGGTACCCCATTGAGGAGTTCGTGTTGATCCGATCGATGAAACGCACACCTGGCAATCCATTCACGCTTGCCCTAGCGCTCAGAAAGACCATTTCACTTTCCCACCCCTCGGGTAGGTTTGTGAGAATGTCATGCGTGAACGATTGAACTGCGTGCTCTAGGATGTTG